ATTTCCCGCTTTAAAAATAACGTCATAGTTTGTGTTGATGGTGAATGTCGTGACCGATTGGACGGCAAAGACATTCCCGCCGGTGGCGGCATCACAGATAGCTACGGTGTTCAGCGTACCCCAGTTCCCGGACGCGACACCGGATTTTGCGTCAGCGGAATTGCTTGACTGCGCAGCGTCTGATTGCTGGATGGGTGCGGACATGGTTACCGGTATTCGCGCATAGTTGTTTCCTGAAAATTCGGTTCCGGTGCCGGTCGGATCACCGTTGCACAGTGCAAGATACGGTGCAAAACCGGTCAGGCTCACGCCGCGCAGCGTGTTCATGATTGCGGTTTTGTAGTAGGTGGTCAATTGACCGGACGATGTCCATTTCACCGTATTCACGCGGAATACCGGAGAAACGTTTGTCGCCACCACAAGCGGCGTACTCAATGGGCTGTAAAGCCACATGTTGCCGCCTTGCTGGCTGTCATAGATACCGATATATGCCACAGTCCCGGCGTTGATCGGTGATTCCGGGAATGTGATTTCCTCACTGTTTTGGATCATCATGTCGGAACCAGAAACTGCAGGAGCGGTGAAGTTGATTTGTTGTCGCACGTAACCTGAATAGCTTATTTCGGTTCCCGCGGCGCCTGTGTCCGTAGGATTCGAAAGCAGCAGGCCGATATACATCTGCGCCGGTGCTGTGATATTCTGGCTTCTCATGAGGTTGATCATGAGGTTTTCAAAAAAGTTTGTTGCGTACATTCTAATTCCTCCTGATTGTTTGTACGATTTGCAAATTCACGGCAGCACCGGAACCGGCATTATCGATAACGATGTATGTCGGTGTGTCGGCTGTACCGGCGTAATCAACACTGTAGCGCGTCCCGTCAAAGGGCGCTGTAATGGTATCTCCGTAGGCAAACGGCTCCATTACGAAGTTGAGCGTGAAGCGGTTCCCGATTTTCCGCAGAATGTCAAGGTCAGGCGCCTGGTATATCCGCCCGACATAGTATTTATCAGGCTCATTCCAAAAACGAATTTGACTTTTCTTTGACAGCGCATAAGCCATTTCCCGCGCATCTTCCCGCGTCCCGGCGCGAACCGTCACGCAGGTCAGCGCAATTGATCGTTCATCGTAATATTTTGCACCGTAATCGTATGCTCCGTTCCGCAGCGGGACAATCACTTTCCGCTCACGAAGCTGTGGTTTCAGCACATCTTTCGGCAGCCCGTCATCTGTGATTTGAATGCCGTACTGCTGGTACATGTCGATCCCGCCGAACAAAAAAGAGGATTTGTCAATATAGGTGTAACTCATAAGGCATTCCCCGGAATCCTGATAGCGTTATTGAAAGCAACTGCCAGCTCTTCAGCGACTTCAGCGACATTCATACCGTAACTCTGTACATAAAGGTTGACCCCGCCGCTGATGTTGCGTGAATTGTTGTTGTTCACGATCCTGTCCACCTGATTGCCGTTCAGGATATACCCGTTCTGTCCCGGCACAAACGCCTCGATCCGGTGCCCCGCGTCATCATTGATGCGGTAAAATCCGCCTTTCCGCACGAAACCGCCGGAAGCCCTTCCGTTTGCGTTGAGGCTGATAAAGTTCGGATCAAGCGCAGGCTGATCTTCCCAGGATACATTCGGCGTCGGGTTTTCATCCGTACCGCTCATCACAAAATTCTTGAATCTATTCCAGGCGTCAATGAACTGCTGTACATAGGATCCAATTAAATACCCGACTCTATACAGGAAACTTTCAAGCGGAGAAAGATCCGTCGTTGAAATATCTGTTATGGCATTTCTGGTAGCTTCCGGCAGGGTTTCAAGATGCTCTTTATAACCATTTTCCAGATCTTCAGCTCCATTAGTTACATCCCCCATGAATGCGATGATCTGCGGTTCGTATTTCTGCCAATTACTGTAAATCTCTGATAGCTTTATATCATTGGTTTCCGCAAATTCATTGACAGCCGTTCTGGCTGTTTCAGTGCTGATGTGCATTCTGCTTGCCATCAGTTCAACCTGATCGGCGACAGCCATATATGCTTTTTTCGCTTTTTCCGCTTCGGTTTCAATACCGAAAAGGTTTAGGATCTTTTCCGCCAGTTCTTCAAGCTGTGGCATCAGTTCGATCAGTTTGGTCACTAAATTACCGATATCTTCAACAAGCTGAGGAATTCTCTCCGCAGCATTGCTGAGAAATTCCTGGATCGTCCCGTCTTCAACCATTTTCTGGATGGTCTCTCCCCATTCGCGGAATTTATCCACGATGGACTGGAGCATAATCTGGCCTTCTTCATTGTCCAGAAATTCATTGAATTTTGTAAGCAGATCTGTTGCGACCGGAAGCAGTTGTTCACCGATCGTTTCCTTCAGATTCCGCGTTCTGGTATCTAATTCTGCCATTTGCGAGTTGAACAGACCGGATTCTCTCTCGTTCTGTCCGATCACCGGAGCAAGCTGTTCCAGGAGCATCATGTATATCGCTGTTGTTCTTTCAGCAGCGGTAAGCGTATCGACTTTCCCGTTCAGCAGTTTATTCAGGTCATCTTCCGCTTTTTGTACATTGACCGTTGCCCGCTCATATTCAAGTGACGTCTCACCATACTCGTCCAGTGCTTTTTCCTGTTTGGCTACAGCTTCCCGTACTTTCAGCGTCTTGTCCGCAAGCTTCGTCTGGTCTGCATCAAGCGTAACGATCCCTTTATCCAGAGCATACGCTTTGATCTCTGCTTCGTTAATCCGGACGCCAAACTGCCGAAATACTCTGGTCGTATTGGTAAATCCTGCTGTGAGAGTCTCCAGAATCTCGGATGTGTCTTTCCCAGTCGCAGCCCGCAGATCAGCGGCAAGCGACAGGATATTTGACGCCATGTCAAAGGAATCATCCGCTCCCAAGCCCATCGTCTGGAATAACTGCCCGAAGGTGTTCATGTTCTGAAGCAGATCACCTTTGTATATTCGCAGCGCATTAGTGTTCTCATTGACCCAGGTCTGCACCTGTTTTGAAACCGTATCACCGAAAATGGTTTCGGAATATCCTAAAGCGTCCTGATAAGATGCGGCATCCTCGATCGCGCTGAAGCTGAATTTTGCCAGTTCTTTTCCGGCTCTGATCAGTTCCCTTGCGATGGAGACTGCCAGGTCTCTCATCCTTCTCAGACCGGAAAGGATGGCCTCTGAGGTCAGTCTTGCTTTGATCGCGTCACCAAGATTGAATGCGCCTTTGGTTCCCTGTTCCGCGGCATCAGAGAATTCTTTTACCTCTCTGTTGGTTTCCTTCTGCTCATTCCCCAGCTTATCCACATCCTTTGCGGTATCAGACGTTTCACGCTGATATTGGTCAAGCGCATCGACAGCCCGCGCCTGTTCATAATTCGCGGATTCAAGCTGTCTTTCAAGCTTTTTCAGTGCCTCTTCGTATTCTTTCTGGGAAAAGTTGCCTTTGCCGTACTGTTCTTTGACGGCTTCAAGAGATTTCTTATAGGAATCCTGACTGATCTTTCCCTGATCCAGCGCTTCTTTCAGATCCTTGACAGACTGGTTGTAAAGGTCCTGTCTCGTCTTGCTGTCGTTGTATTGCCTGTTCAGGTCGGTGATCGCTTTTTTGATCGCTTCCACTCTGGAAGTCGCGTTTCCGGCGGCTTCCTGCAGCAGCTTCAGTTTATTGGCAAAAGCCTCGGCGTTTCCGGGGTCGATCTTCAGTGATTCGCTGACGTTTTTCAGGTCTTTCGCGATTCGTCTGGCCTCGGAATCAATATTTTTCATCGCGGTCGTGAATTTCGCGGTATCCGCCCCGATCGTGATGGTCAAACCTGAAATAACTGATTTTGCCATTTCCTACCTCTAAAAACTGTCGTAATCCGCCTGTGTGGCTTTTCTTTCTGTCTCCGGTTTTGATCTCTGTTCCTCGTTCTGGTTCGCCCGGTAATAAACCAGGTCGAAGATCTCACCGGCGGTCATGTTGTCGATATCAGTGACGGTCAGTCCGATGGTCAGCCCCATACTATAAATCATGACGGAGCTGAGTTCCTCGTAACTGCCGTCCCCTGTCAGTTTTTTAATTCAATGGTCGGGGCGGCAGATTTGTCCCATGCTTCAAATAATTTGGTCAGGATCTCCCCGACCGGAAGAATGAAATCAAAGCTGTCGATCCAATCCTCATATCCCGGAAGATCTTTGTTCCGGTTCTTCGCGAATGCCCAGATGATCTGCCCCGCACGTTCCGTTTCCTCAAAGTC